CAAGAAATCCTTACATTAACAAAATGTGATTACTTATTGAAAGCAGATTTATCGTCAATTTCTATTGTCGCTAGTATTCTAAGTGAAAATATTAAAACCGTATATAAAGTATGATTTATATAATTGGAGATAGTCATGTATCAGTATTTTCTGGAACCGATAAAGGGTTGAATGGGTTAAGACACATTCAACCAGAATTTGGCACTTGTTATACTTTAAGTGGTGGTTCGTTAAGACCACACAATGTATTCGAACAGAGAATACCGTATTTTTGTCCAATTAAAATTGGTTCAAATACGGCTTATAATTCATTCGATAAATTACCAGTAATTGAACAGGTAATTGAAGAATATGAGATATCAGAAAAAGATTATATATTCTTATGTTTTGGTGAAATAGATATTAGAAACCATATTGGGTTTAATGCTGAAGCTGAAGATATATTAATAACTGAAGGGATATATAGGTGTGTTGATAGATATATGAAAACCGTAGATTATCTAAATGATAAATACTCTAATGTTGGAGTATATGGTTCACCACCATCATCACGTAAAGGTGATAGCCCAGTTAAAGAATATAAAGATGAAATTTTTAGAAATGTTATGACAAAGGAATTTAATAAACACCTTAAATATAACTGTAATAAGAATGATATTATATTTAAAGATATTTCAGAAAAATTAATGTTAGAAAATGGTAGGACTGACCCTAAATTTATTATGGATGATATCCATTTATCACAAGAGGTAATGCCGTTTTTAAAAGAAGAATTTAAAGATTTAATAGATGAATGATAGGGTGGAAATAAATATGATAGGTGGTGGGTTTCAACATAGTCCGTCTACATCTGGTTACGAACCATTATATGTAAAATGGGTCAAGGGTAGCCATACAGCACCAATATCTATGCACATCGACTTTCTAATTAAAACACCACCAAATCCAAATACAATAAATTATGGTTGGTTATCTGAATCTAAAGACATCAACACTGGGTTATATGAGTGGTGTGCTAATAACTTAGATTTCTTAAAGAAACATTATAAGTTAGTATTCACACATGACGTTAGTTTAACCGAACTATCTAACATCTTTGCGTTACAAGTTAGTGGTAAATCATTTATCGCTGAAAGTGATGGGTTGGTGTACCCTAAGACTAAATTGGTTTCCATGATTGCGTCTAATAAAAAGATGTGCCCAGCTCATATTTATAGGCATGAAATGATTGCTAAATTCAGTCCACATTGTGACCACTTCGGAAGAGGGTTCCGTGAAATACCTAATAAGATTGATGGTTTAAAAGATTATTGTTTTTCCATTGCAATGGAGAATGGGACGTACCCCAATATGGTTAGTGAAAAAATCACTGATTGTTTTATGACTGGCACAATACCGATTTTTTATGGCATTGAAAATATAGGTGATTTCTTTAACACTGATGGGATAATAACACTAAATGACGACTTCAAAATAGAATCATTATCTTTTGATTTATATAATTCTAAAATTGAAGCAGTAAAAGAGAATTTTGAGACCGCTATGAATATGCTAGTTTCAGAAGACCATCTTTACTTAAAATACATTAAAAATGAAATATAAAACAATACATAGCTTAGGGAGTAGATGTCAAAATTCAGATATATTAAAACATTATAATTATCGAGAATTTTCAGGGTTTTTTGATTTTATGAATACTTTAAAGGTTGAAACCATTAAACATATTTTAGAAGACGATTTCAACGAAATTCTTAAACCTGAAAACAACTTTACCTTGTTATGTAATCAACTAACCATTGACCCAGAAACAAGACTTCCATTACCAACATCGATGAGAACCAGTAATAAATTTTATGATGCTGACCATACTGATGTTCATGGTGCTATATTTCCACACCACGATTTGAATACTGAAAAAGATTATAATCATTTTTTGAAATGTAAAAAAAGGTTTAAAAAATTAAAGGATTATAAGACTCTTTTTAATTATTCTTATAATACATGGGAGAATAATCTTACAATTGATGATATGGAACATATCGTAACTTCTTTAAAAGAGGTTTATGGGTTTACTAACTTTAAGGTTTGTTTCATAGGAATAGAAAAGGGTTTAGAATCAACATATAAACAGACGTTAGAATCTGAATTTTATGATAATTGGAGTCTAACAATTAACCTTAGTAGTTTTACAGGTGGGTTATTTGGTAAACCATTGGATAATGAAAATTATATTAACATAATAAAAAACTATGATATCGATAATGTCAGAGTAACAAAAGAAGAAATAGATAATTATGAGTTTTAAAGTAGTAACACAATTCGAAAATGAAGTTGCCGAATTTTTTGGCGCACCATACGCAATAGCGGTGGATAGTTGTACACATGGTATTGAACTATGTCTAAGATTAAAAGATGTGCAAAGTATACATGTACCAAAACATACATATATTTCTGTGCCATTTTTAGCAAATAAATTAGGTATTAGCTTAAGATGGACTGATGAAAATTGGGTTGATTATTATAATTTAAGTTATGGAAATGTAATAGATGCGGCAGTACTTTGGAAAAAAAATAGTTATGTGCCAAATACATTTATGAATTTGAGCTTCCAATATCAAAAACATTTAAGCCTTGGTAGAGGTGGGATGATATTATGTGATAATAAAAAAGATGCGATAAAGTTAAAGAAGATGTCATATGATGGTAGGTTACCAGATATACCTTGGAGAGACCAAAATATAGACACATTTGGTTATCATTATTATATGACCCCAGAAACGGCACAAATGGGATTGGATAAATTATCAAAGGCAATTGAAACGACCCCTAGACAATGGGTAGTTGAAGACTGGCCTGACTTAACTAAAATGGATATTTTTAATAGGTAATTATGTTTACTTATTCATATTTTTTATTTATATTTAGTTCAAATAAAAAATATAAATAAAAAATATAAATAAAATGAGTAAAAAAGTAGCATTTATAACGGGGATAGCAGGTCAAGACGGTTCATATCTTACTGAGTATTTATTAGAATTAGGTTATACGGTACATGGTATGGTACGTAGAAATTCAGTGGCTGAGAACCAACAAAGTAGGTTAGCCGCTGCTAGAAAAAACCCAAATTTTTACGTCCATTATGGCGATTTAACGGACCAAACTTCAATTGAAAGATTATTAACTGAAATTAAGCCTGATGAAATTTATAATTTAGGTGCGCAATCTCACGTTAGGGTAAGTTTTGATATTCCACAATTTACGGTTCAAACAAACGCAGTTGGTGTGGTTAACATGTTAGAAGCGTATAGGCGATTATGTCCTAACGCTAAATTCTATCAAGCGTCAAGTTCTGAAATGTTTGGGTTAACAGTAGAAGACGATGGGTTTCAAAGAGAAACTTCGGTAATGAATCCAGTTTCACCTTATGGGTGTGCTAAAGTCTTCGCTTATAATATGGTTCGTCATTATCGTAGAGCTTACGGATTACATGTAACCAACGGTATTTTGTTCAATCATGAATCACCACGAAGGGGTAGTAATTTTGTTACTAATAAAGTTGTTAAAACTGCGGTTCAAATCAAACTTGGGTTGGTAGGTAAATTAGAACTTGGAAATATGGATTCATATAGAGATTGGGGTCATTCTAAAGATTATGTTAGAGCAATGTATAAAGTAATTAATCATGACGTTGCCGATGATTTCGCAATTTCAACTATGGAAACTCATTCAGTACGTGAAATGTGTGATGTGGTATTTAAATATTTGGGTATGAATTATGAAGATTATGTAGTTCAGAACTCAAAATATATGAGACCTGAAGAATTACCATACTTAAAAGGTGATTCAACAAAAGCGAGAACTACGTTAGATTGGAAACCAACATATACCTTTAAGGAAATGATGCACGAAATGGTGGACCATTGGATGGATGTATTACAAAATATTGAATCCACTAGATAATGGAAAAATACAATTTAGTAGGTTATAAGATATTACAATGGATTTAAGTAAATTAGAAAAATGTCAATAATAAGATATTTAAAAAGAAAAATAACTTTACTATCACTAGCATTATCTAGGGTTGAGAAGTCTTCACTTAATCAACACTCAGACGCTTTAGGGAGCGAAGGTACTGTACATGAAACAATGAATCAAGGTTCAATGGCTGATGCTCTATTAAGGGGTGAAATAACTATGCCAGTAAAAGAACTTAGGTGGCGTTTATATAAAATTTTGACTGAATCTAAGTCTAAGACGGCTAAGATTACTGGTTATGATTCGGATGGGCTTCCCATAGTTGAAACATATACCATTGAAAAACATAACTTATCTAAAATTAGTTGTGATGAATTTGATTCGTATGATGTTGAGTTAGTTATTAAAAACGAGGATATTATTAAGTCTACTGTGGAATCATTCGATAATAAAGATTTAAATGTTTTAGATAAAACTGAAATCGATGATTATGATGAAAATAAAACAAAACACGATTTAATTGGGGTTGAAAATTGGAGTGGTAGAACTTTAGGTGAAATTTCATTTGACGATATGGTATCTTCAATGAAATCTAAAAAAACTATTTATGTTAGTAGAGAAATAAGACCTAAATTTGAAATAGAATCTTATACTAAGAAATTGGTAATTAGAAAGATTAATGAAACTGAGAGGTTAATGGAATTTTATTTATCACAATACCCTGATGAGTATGATAGAAAAACAAGAATGTTAATTTCAGAAATCAAAAAAGCTAAACAGAACCCTAGGGCTTCTGATTTATTAGATATTAATAAAGTCGGTTTCATTAGTGATAAAGCAATTGGTTCAGATGATGGGTTAGAATATGAATATGATATTAAGAAATTTGATAAAATAGTAGAATTCAATGGCCACTACGTTATTAAATTTATTGCTGACGTTACTATTAATGGTGATAATATCTTTGAAAAGTATAAATTATCTGAATTAGAGTTAAAGTATGAAAATAAAATGGCTAAATAGCCATTTTATGTTTAGTTTTGTTTTTTTGTAATTATATTAAATGTGAGTTTAAGAAAAGACTCACATTTTTTTATGGCAAAAAAACAAAATACTACAACAGTTAGGAAGACTGCAAAAGTAAGTTCGGTAAATGAAATTTTACCTAAGAAAGTACAATTAAAATGTAAAAATGTTAAGCAAAAAGAATATGCTACATTAATAAGGGAAAAAGAGATTGTATTCTGCTCTGGCCCAGCTGGAGTTGGTAAATCGTATGTTGCTATGGCAGTCGCATTACAACTCATCCAAAACACTTCAAACTCATTTAATAGAATATTAATTGTGAAACCAGCTGTAGAAGCTGAAGAAAGTCTAGGTTTCTTACCAGGGGACTTAAAAGAAAAAATGGCACCATACATGGCATCATCAATTGATATTGTTGACAAAATAATTGGTAAAGATAATAGATTTAAACTTGAGGAATGTGAAGACTTAATGGTGGAGCCATTAGGTTTTATACGAGGTAAATCTATTGACAACGCTGTATTACTTATGGAGGAAGCGCAAAACATGTCACCATCTCAAATGAAAACCTTATTAACAAGAATTGGTTACAATTCAAAATATATAATATCGGGTGATATGGACCAATCTGATAAATATAGACGAATTGAACAAACTGGATTATATGATGCAATTCATAGACATAAAAATATTAAAGAAATTGGTTTCTTTGAATTTGACGAAGGTGATATCGTAAGAAACCCTTTAATAACTAAAATAATCAATAACTATAAAATAATTGATGAAGATGTATAAAAAAAGTAACAAAGTTATTTACTTTATGGAATTTTTAATTAAAATTATATAATGAAAATAGGGATAACTTTAAATGAGGTGATAAGAGACTTCATAGGGCAATTTAAATATGTTTATGGTAAATACTATAAGGAAGATTTAGAAGACGTTGTTATTGATGAATGGGATTTATTAAAATATTTTAAATTCCCATCAGAAAAAAAACTTAATGAATTTTTATATAGTGATGCGCCAATGGAGGTATTTGCTCACGCAGACCAATCATACGCAAATATCGGTGCTATTTTAAATAGATTTATCGCTGATATAAACGATGAAGAGGAACATGAGATTATAATAATTAGTAGGGATGCGCACAAGGCAATTCCTTCAACATTATTTTTCTTATCTAAGTTAGGTTTTACTGGAAATAACATAAGATTTGTTAATGATACAGCTAAAAAATGGGACGATATTGATTTATTAGTTACTGCAAACCCAAAAGCTTTAGAAGCTAAGCCTGAAGGTAAAATTTCAGTTAAAATTAATGCTTCATATAATAAAAATACTGACGCTGATTATGAATTAGATAGTATTTTAGACTTCGTTGATAACGAAGAAAAATTTAATGAGATTATAAATGATTGAATTATTCGGTGAATTTTATTACATTGATTTCGATGAAATTGATGCGTTTTTATTACTAGGTGATGATAAACAAGAAAACTTAAAGACAACTCAAAAGGTTGAATTATTTAATGCTAATGAGGAACGTATAAGTACTGAAATCACTCACAATGAAGATATAAAACACAAAGAAATAAATGGTGTTAGGTTTGACTTGATAAGAGGGTTTATCGCTGATTTAGGTGATGAAAAAGAAGAAGGTGATTCAGCATTGGGAGCTAATAATTTAAAAGAAACTGGAATAGGATTTAAAATAGCGTTTAACACACTATTAGCCTATGACATATTAAAAAAAATGGATTAAAATGGAAGAAAAGAAAAAACAAATGAAAGTTTTAGACTTAATTGAAAAAATAGATAATAAAGACTTTGGTTTCTATTTTTTCACTTTAGATACTAAAGGCAACCCAACTGCTGGGATTGCAAATATTTATGAGCAAGTAAAAACCTTAACAGATTTAGGTTACAATGCTTATATTTTACATGAAAAAAATGATTACCATGGTGTTCATGAATGGTTAGGTGATGCATATGCTAATTTACCTCATGTTTCAGTTGAGGAACAAAATTTAAATTTAACTGCAATTGATTATTTAATTGTCCCTGAGATTTTTGCTAATGTAATGGAACAGGTTAAAGAATTTCCATGTAAAAAAATAGTACTTTCACAATCATACACATATATTTTAGAATTATTAAAAATAGGTGAAAGATGGGATTTAAACTATGGGTTTAGAGATGTTATCACAACTAGTGATAAACAAGCAGACCACATTAAAGAATTATTCCCTAGTGTTAACACTTACACAATTGCACCGTCAATTCCTGAGTATTTTAAACCTAGTGTTAAACCAAAAAAACCAATTATTTCAATTTTAACTAGAGACCAAAAATCTGCTTTAAAAATTGTTAAAACATTTTACTTACAATACCCAATGTATAAATGGATTACGTTTAGGGAATTAAGGGGTTTACCAAGAAAAACATTTGCTGAGCAATTAGGTGAATCTTGTTTATCTGTTTGGGTAGATGATATTTCAAGCTTCGGTACATTTCCATTAGAATCAATTCAATGTGAAACGCCAGTTATTGGTAAAATACCTGATATGATACCAAGTTGGATGGAAGTGGATTCAGCTGGTGAGCAAATTGAATTAAAAAATAATGGTATTTGGACTAATAATGTATTAGCGATACCTAGTTTAATTTCTGATTTCATGAGAGTTTGGTTGGAAGACTCAGTACCTCAAGATTTTATCGATGGTGTTAAAGAATCTAAAGATTTATTCACTAGAGAAAAAGAAATTGAAAATATTAAAAATTTATATGGTGCGTTCGTAGCTAATAGAAGAAATGAATTCGAAGCATTATTAAACATTGAAGAGCAAAAAACGAAATAAAATGAAAAATGAAATTAGTGTAATCATCCCAGTATTTGAAGTGGATGAAACTTTATTAAGGAATTCAATATTAAGTGTTGCGGCACAAAAACAAACCCCTGATGCTTTAATATTAGTAGTTAAAGAGAAATCTGATGACCATAAATTAGTTGAAAAATTATCTAAAGAAATTGAAGGTTTAAATTATGAGATAATTGCGCACAACGGAAATACTAATTTCCAAGCTCAATTAAATTTAGGTGTTAAAGAATGTAAAACCGATTGGTTTATATTTTTAGAACAAGATGATGAGTTAGCCAGTATATGGGTTGACAATGTTATCAAATATAGAAGTCATGAACCACTAGTAACTATATTCTTACCTATGATTTTAGACGTAACACCTGAAGGTGAGTTTATTAACTTTACAAACGAAGCTGTATGGGCTTCACAATTTTCAGATGAATTAGGGTTTTTAGATAATGCCGCATTATTAAGATATCAAAACTTTAACATTGATGGTATGGCGGTTTTAAAAGAAGCTTATATGGAATTCGGTGGACTTAAAGAGAGTATAAAATTAAGTTTTATATATGAGTTCTTATTGAGAATGACACATAATGCATGTTCTATAATGGTTATCCCTAAATTAGCGTATAAGCACGTTAATGAAAGAGAAGGTGGTCTTTTTAGTAAATATAAGAAAGAGTTAACATTAGATGAATCAAGATGGTGGTTAGCTTTAGCAAAAAAAGAGTGCTTTCATATAGTTGATAGGGAAGAGCTTTATGAGAAAAAAGACTAAATTTTAATGACTAAAAAAAGAGGGCGTAAAAGAAAAAATGGGTTGTATTTTGGGGATGAACAAGAAGCCGCAGTTGTAAGATACTTAAATGAAGATGACCCAGCTATTAGAAATAAAATTTATAATGAACACTTAAGAGAAGCATTCAACATTATGGTTGAATCAATTATAAGGCGTTATAAGTTATATAGAAAAGACTATTCATTTGAAAATGTACATAGTGATACCTTATCGTATCTAATTTTAAAAGCTGATAAATTTGACACATCAAAAGGGAAACGTGCGTTTTCTTATTATGGGACTATATGTAAGCATTACATAATAGGGTTAATGATTAAAGACACTAAAATGCTTAATCAAACTTTAGATTTTGATACGTCAATTTCTAAAGTACATGAGAAAGATGAATTTGTTTATCACTTATCAGACACCGACTATGAGTTATCAGACTTAATTAATACAGTTGTCATTGAAATTCAGAAAGAGATTGAAAATGAGGGAGTTGATGGTAATAAAAAAATGACCGAAAACGAAAGAAAAGTTGGTGAAGCTTTAGTTGATATACTTAATAATTGGGAAATCCTTTTTTCTACCTTACAAGGTGGGTCTAAATTTAACAAAAATGTTATTTTAGCAACTATTAGAGAAAATACAAACCTAATCACAAAGGATATTAGGATTGCTATGCGTAGGTATAAAACCATATATGAGTTAATTAAGGGTGATAAGATAGAAGAGGGTTATTTATAATAAAACACTATTTTTACCTATTTATAATAAACAGACATGTTATGGCTAGAAGTAAAAAACAAAAAATTGAAGTAAATAGTAATGACTCCCTTCAGAATGTTATGCAAGAGGTTTACAATAACTCATGCACTCAAATTCAGGACGCTCAAAAGGTAATCAATGAAATTTCAGCTGCATCAAACCCAGAAGACGTTGATGAGTGGGCAAAATTAGCTAAGGCTAAAACAGATGCATTAAAAGTTAAAGACTCGGCAATTAAAATTAAATTAGACATTGGTAAACTTCAAAACGAAATTATCAAAAATAGTGGTGATGTTGCGGTGGCAATAAACAATAGTCCAGATATTGTTAGTAAAGATAGTTTTGCTAGGGTTAGGGAATTAATAGAGAATCGTAACTCAGAGTCAAAATAATTTAAATAATGGACGTTACTAAAGAAAAATCTAATGTATTTGGGCAAATTGCTGCATTAAGGGTTTCTGCTGAAGGATACCCTAAAAAGGTTATTCTAAACTCATTACAATCAATATCTCAAAAAACAAATAGTTTAGATTTTTTAACTGATTTACTTAAATCTTTAATTGGTTTTGAATCATTAAAAGAATCTTTAGTAGATGTTTTAACCCACAACTTAGATGAAATAGAATTAGATGTTAAAAAAGCAATTAAAAAAGCTTTAAAATCTATGGTTAGTTGTAGTGTAAACCCAAAAATACCAGATTCATTTATTAATGATGGTATTACTATCGAACTTAATAAAATTGATTTCTTAGGGATGTTTAAAGTTGACCCAATTTCAGACGCTGGTAAACTATTATATAATGACGTATTTAATTTATCAAATAGCACAGACTTCAACACATTTTTATACAATACAATACAAAACGATGGTAATGTTGATAGTTGGGGGTTATCCACAACAAATAATAAAATTTTAGACATTCGTTTTGATGAATATGCGCCATCAGGAACAAACTTACCAAATAATACTATAAACATAAAACCTAATGAACACTACGCTATAAATAAAAAACTACCAGATTTAAATAATGATTATATTGATAGTATTCAATTATTTAATTCAGCTAAGTTAATTAATAATATAGTAGAATCTATTTTTGGTTCAATTAGTATAAAGATTGATAAGAGTAAAAAACAAATACAAAACGAAATAAAGATTGAGGATATTATCAATAGAATAATAGATTGTGATGATGATATAATAATAGATGATAGTTACTTCACGTTTACTAATGAAGATTTATCTTCTATTGATTATCGAAGTGAGATTAGAAGGAAAGGTGTTGACATTATCACTACTTGCGGTGATGCCGAATCAACAATTGATTTTAATACATTAACTAAACTAAACTCTGATTTAGATAGCCTTAATAATCAATCACAAAGTGATAACCTAATGGAGATTACCACTACAATAATAAGAAATGGTTTAAATGATTTAGCAAACGAATCAGCTAATAGTGTTGGTAATAATGATAAACTTAATATAAAAATTAATTTTATTGAAAAAATGTTAAGGCAAGTAATGGCTGCTATATTTAATTCAATATTAGCACCAAAATTAATTATCATTCTAGCAGTAAATCACTCAATTATCTATGGTGAAGTTTTTGATGACACTGAAGCTTTCATTAAAAAAAATCGTGTATTACTAACAGCTGCATTACAGTCAGTTAGGGATGCGGTTATTGGAATATTAATGGATAAAGTATTAAAAGAAGTTAAAAAATTAGTAACGGATAACGTTATTAAAACTCAAATAGAAAAAGTTAAATATAAAAAATCTCAAATAGCTAGTCTAGTTGGGGTACCAACAGACGTTTTAAGAAAAATGGCTGGAATTATAAAAAAATAAAAAATGGCGAGTTCAAGTTCAAGTTCAAGTTCAATGACTAATGTGCTTAAAACATTAAATGCAGCATTCTCAGTGCCTAGAAAACCTGTGGAAAGTTTACCACCTCAATTATTGTTAATTGGTGCTAAATTAAGACCTGGGTTAAGTGCTAGAAATATAGCTTCTAATGTAATAGCTAGACAATCTGAAACTGGTGCACCAGCGGGTGATGTTTTTTCAGAAAACACTAACATGATGGAATCTATGATTGTTGTTGTTGTAGAAGAAATAATTAGTGCATTGCAATTGGATGCTAAAATAGAAGTTATAATACCACCTGGTGTTCAAGTAACTACAACTGGGTTAGGTAATATGGGTGGTCCTGTAATCAGCCAAGGTATGACAACGAATATAGGTATTGGTGAAGGGGTAATTAGATAAATTATGAATTACGAAGAAATGTCAAATATGGATATTAATGCAGTTCATATTCAAATGAAAGAAGAATATGACGCTATTAAAAATCAAGTGCATAATTTAATAGATAAATTAGATAAAATGGACGCTGAATACCTTAAAGGTAAAACAGTGTTAGATAAAAGATTACAAAGATAATGAATAATAAGTATGCTTTTGGTGGTACGAGTGTTTTTAATAAAGGTTCTAAAAATCGTTTAGATACCACTATATTCTATTATGGTAAGGTAACATCAAATTTTGATGAACTAGGCGCAAATCGCATTAAAGTGCGTATAACGGGTATAGATGACAGTTTATTTGAGAAGGATTTGAGTTATTCATTTCCTATGCTACAAAAGTTCTTTCATGTAGTGCCTAAAGTTGGTGAAACTGTAATGGTTTTTATACCAGATGTTAAAAACCCATTTATTGATAGGTTATATTTAGGTCCAATAATTTCACAACCACAAAATTTATATAAAGATAATAATTTATTTTCATCAAAATCGGTATTAGCTAGTGGTATAAAACAACCTAAACCAGCCCCAAATACAATACCAGAAAATAGAGGGGTTTACCCATCATTGGATACAATAGCAATTCAAGGTAGAAATAACTCAGACATAATTTTAAAAGAAAAAGAATTATTATTAAGAGCTGGTCAATTTGACTCTAAAACCCCTAAAGGTGATATACCAAAGTTTAATAAAATTAACCCATCGTATATTCAAATAAAACATGATATTGTTTTAAAAGCTAATTCAGAACAGGAGGCAACTGAAGTTGGTGGTGCAATTAATATTGTTAGTAATAAGATTAATTTATTAACACATAAAAATGGTAGCCCTAGATTTACATTAAATGACCAGAATTCAATGGTTAGCGATGAAGAAATTCAAAAAATAATTAATGAGGCTCACCCATTGGTTTTTGGGGATAGATTAAATGAATTTTTGAGTGTTTTTATAAATGCATTTACAAACCACGTACATGCTTACCCTGGGCTTAAACCCCAAGACCTTTCTGGTGTCAATGATATTGATAAGTTGTTAGAATATGATTTAAAATCATTACTATCTAAAAATATCAAAATTAATTAATATTCCTAGATATTTATAATAAAACGAACAATGGTCTTAAGAACATACTTTGATAGGAACAATACTTTGGTATATAATAATAATACCAACACAGGTAAAAACCCTGTGGCCGAACTATTCTATGGTGGTAATTGGCTAAGTGAAAATCCACTATTCACTAGATACATATTTCAATTCAATACTGAAAGAATTGAGGAATTTAGAGATAAAGGTATGTATCCAGATTTATCTAAATTAACGCATACACTTAGAATGACAAATACTAGTACATTTGATGAATCATTATTAAGTAAAGAAACTGCCGATGGTAAAGATAGAACAACATCTTTCAACTTAAATTTATTTGCTGTTAACCAAGATTGGGATGAAGGTGTTGGTTATGACTTTTCTGGTCAAAAATATTTCTCATCATCCGATGCATCAGTGTATAGTGAGGGTGCGTCAAATTGGATTGAAGCTACGAATGGTGTTAATTGGGTAGATGGTAGTGGAACATACACTGGCTCAACTTCTGGTGTTACATTACAAACACAACATTTCGAAGATGGTAATGAAAATCTTGAAATTGATATAACTGACATTGTAAACGGTTATCTAACAGGTGCTACTAATCACGGCTTAGGTTTGGCCTTTGATGATGGAAATGAAGTTAGCATAGAAGACAATCTTAAGTATGTTGGGTTCTTTACTCGTCACACACAAACATTTTATGAACCATATGTAGAAACTAGATACGCTGATACGATTATTGATGATAGGGGTAATTTCTACTTAGATAAAAATAATAAATTATATCTTTACGTTAACATAGGTGGGGTTCCAACGGATGTTGATACTATGACAGGTATGACCGTTACAATAAATGATAACGGTGGTGATTTATTTTCTTCATTTACAAGCAATCAAATTACCCATGTAACTCAGGGGGTTTATTCGATAGATTTACTTGTACCAACAACTAGAATAGGTTGTACAATATACGAAGATGTTTGGTCTGGCGTTGTTATTGATGGTCTTACAAGACCAGATATTGAATTAGAATTTGAGTTGAAAGATTCAGCTGAATATTATAATATTGGTTCTGACGCTTCAACACCAAAAACATACACGTTTAACGTATCTGGGGTTAAAGATGGTGAAAAGATTAATAGAGGTGATATAAGAAAAGTTAGAGTTATGGCCAGAGTACCGTATAGCGTTAACCAACAAGAGGTGTTAGATACTTTAGAGTATAGATTATACATCAAAGAAGGTAAAGCTGAATATACTGTAATTGATTATGCACCAGTGGAATTAGCTTTCAATTATAATTATTTCTTATTAGATACTGCGAGTCTTGTACCACAAAGATATTATTTAGATGTTAAAGCAACGTCTAACTACGAAGTTAATACAACAAAGAATATCATTAGTTTCGATATTACTAGTCAAGTTGATAAAAGAAAGGGGTAAGTATTTACATTTTTATATATTTTAGCATATTTATTTATATAACGTAATTAATGCGTATTGGTCTTGAGTCGTTTATTCGACTTTGGAGTTATTTCGGTAACAAAAAGATTGGTACATAATTAAAAATTAAAAGTAATTATGAATACAAATGTAAAGGTGGGTAATCCTAACCCAACAGCAACTCTTGCTATCAATAAAGGCAGGGTAAAAATCTATAACAATAAGTCAGAAACTCCGACTTACTACCTTAAAAAAGGTCAAGAATTCCAAATTGAAGTCTTTAATACAACAACCGATACGGTATTGGCTAAAATCAAATTGAATAATAAACTTATTTCACAAAGTGGTTTGGTATTAAAACCAGGTCAGAGAGTATTCTTAGATAGGTTTTTTGATATAGACAAAAAATTTAAATTTGATACATACGAAGTGTCAGGTGGTGATGAAGTAAAACAAGCAATTATAGATAATGGCGATGTTGAAGTTTTATTTTATAGAGAGGAACAACCATATATTAACCTCAACACGTTTAATAATACGTATGGTGGTTCATTTGGTGGGCCAGTTCACACTGATAACACTATGTTTTTTAGTGATATGGCATCAACAGGTGGTTATGTACATGATTCAGTGACAAACACAAATAACATAACATTTACGACAACAGGTAGTGTTGAGTTAGGTACTACCACATCAAACGCATCATTAGATGTTTTAAAGTCAAGTAGTGTCAAAAAAAAATCTCTAGTTAAAAAAATTAAATCTAATAATATTGAAACTGGTAGGGTTGAGCAAGGTGCTACTTCAAATCAAAAATTCGATACTGTGAGTCTTGATTTCCAATCAAACCCATTTCACAGGGTTTCTTATAAGTTATTACCAAATTCACAAAAAAATGTGGAAACACAAGATTTACCCAAATCTTATTGTACTCAATGTGGTGCTAAAGCGAAAGCGAAAGATAACTTCTGTTCAAAATGTGGTAAAAAAATATAAATAATATTAATTACGTTATAATTTAAAGGGGGGAATTTGTTTTTCCCCTTTTTTTTGTGTATTATTGTATCATGAATAAAACGATATTAATTACTGGTGGAGCTGGATTTATAGGTTCACACGTTGTGAATTACTTCACAGATAAATACCCTGAAACCCATTTTATTGTAATTGACTCTTTAACATACGCATCTAATTTAAAAAATATTATGCAAGTAGAAGGTAGTTCCGTAGGGTGGAAACCAAACATGACTTTCTGGAACACTGATATTAGAAACGTTGATTCTCTTCAAACATTATTCAAAAGTCATAACATTGATGGAATTATTCACTTAGCAGCTGAATCTCATGTTGATAATTCTATTAAAGACCCAAATATTTTTGTGGAAACAAATGTTATTGGTACTCTTAACCTATTAAATGTTGCTAAAGAATTCTGGGGTGAAGGTTCTGAAAATAGGTTCCATCACGTATCAACAGATGAAGTTTATGGTGATTTAACGCTTGACGAACAACCTTTCGTGGAAACGACACCTTATGACCCAAGTTCACCTTATTCAGCCTCTAAAGCAGCCTCAGACCATTTTGTAAGGGCATATGGTAGAACTTATGGGATGAATATTACAATTTCTAATTGTTCTAACAATTATGGGCCTCACCAACACGCTGAAAAGTTAATCCCAGTTGTTATTAAAAAATTAATGCATGGTGAGAAGATACCAGTTTATGGTAAGGGTGAGAATGTAAGGGATTGGTTATGGGTTGGCGACCATGTAACGGCAATTGATGAAATATTCCATAATGGTAAAAAAGGTCACACTTATAATGTAGGTGGTGATAATGAATTAACCAATATAGAATTAATATATAAAATATGTGAATTATTCAATAATTTATATAAAAATGTTGAATCACCGATAGTAAATTTACCTGATTTTCCAATAAAGTTTGTTACAGATAGAAAAGGTCATGATTTGAGATATGCAGTTAATTCAAATAAATTACAAACAAATCTTAATTGGAAACCTGAAAAGAAAATTTACGATGGTTTATTAGAAACAATTGAATATTATGTTAGAACTAAAATAGTTAACGGTAAATTAGAATATGAAAATAGAACAATTAACACTGGCCGAAGTAACCCTTGAATTAAAAAGGGCTAAATTTTGGGTTGAAGATACACCAATCCGCAAGTCATTAGACTTGATTAATAAAATGGAGACTATAAAATTAAAATTAATAAATAAAAGTTTGGATATATGAAATGTTATTTTTATATTTGTATCATTTTAAAACAACAAAATATAATAATATGAAAAGAAATTTAGTGCTTAGAGGGTATCAAGAAGGCGCAGTAGACCACATTATGAAAACACCAGTATGTGTTTTAGCAATAGCACCCAATGGTGGTAAAACAGAAATATCTATTAAAGTTATTGATAGATATCTACAAAAAAACCCAAACGCCAAAATCTTAGTGTTACCTCACTCAACTAATGTGTTGAAAGATAATTATTATGATAGATTAGAAGAAACTAAAGTCAATTTCACATATTCAAAAGAATTTGACCCTAATAGTAGTGTCCACATATCACTACCAAATAGTGAGAAAAAAATCACAGGTAAATATGATTTTGTAATAGTTGATGAAGCTCATGAAAATTATTTTGCAACAAGAGAACAAAGACTTATCAAGAATATAAACCCAAGTAAACAACTATTGTTAACTGGAACACCCTCTATTTTTATTAGGAAGGGTGGGTTTGATATATTTTTTATTGCAGCAAATCAAATTCCAGAAATATACTCAGCTAAATTAAATCTTGAATTGGTGGCATCCAACTATAAATGGTTAGGTAATTACACCAATGACCACGAAGTTAAAAAAAGTTTCATGTTTAATGTTGATGATACACGAAAAACACTTGAAGCGGTAATGGACAAATTATTACAAAGACTTCAAACTAAATTTACACCAGTACAATTTAATCACCCATCATGGGTAACTAAATTTAAAAATTGGGCGTTTACTTATGACCAAATTGGTAAAACAATGATTGCATGTAAAACTATTTCACAAGCTAACACAGTTTATGATATTTTAAAAAATGAACATAATATGAATGTAGGGTTATCTCATTCATTAAATGATACTGAAAGTAGTATAATTAATGATTTTAAAGCTGGTGAGTATAATGTGTTGGTTGTTGTTAATAGAGGTCGATTAGGGTTTAGTGATGTGAATTTAATGAACCTTATTGATATGACAGGTACACATAATCCAGATATTATATTTCAAATGTTCTGTCGAGTTCTTAGAGGTACACCAGACATGACAAAATACTATATGAAGGTTACACCTAAAGAATTACATAACATGTCATTAACACACCTCTCAGTATGCGCTGGGTTGATGTTAACAGATATTAAATTCTTAAAAATATACAACGGTAGAAATTTTAATGATATCCAAATCCCAATAATTAGAGGTAATAGACCATCACCAACTGTTGGGTCAACAAGTGGAAGTGGTGGTACAAGACCTAACCCAGTTACTAGAAATATTTTACCAGAATTTACTTACAATGTTGTAGATACAATGAAAAGTGTGCTTCATGATGCTGAAAACATTGCCAGTATTTATAAAATGACCACTATTGGTCACGTTAAATACACATTAGGTCATTCTAAACAAAGACCCAAATTAACATTTGAAGATATAGTAGAAAGTTGTCGAGGTAATTTATCGTTAGTGGAGTAATAATATGCCTGAAAAAACTCCATATAATTCAATTAAAGAATGGCGAGTTAGTAATAAAAAAGCCTATAAAGATGCTGAATCACAAGGTTATATTAATAGATTATGTGAAATATTTGGGTGGTCTGAATATGTGAAAGAAAGGGGTAATGGGCATTGGAATCTAAATCGATGTGTTGAATCTGCAAAAGGTTTAACTAAAAAAAAATGGAGAGAAAAATTTAATTCAGCATATCAAGCAGCACATAGAAAAGGTTGGATGGGTGAATGTAATAAAGTTTTAATACATAATACTAATCCAACTGGGTTAGTTAGAAGTGAAAAAGAAAGTCATTTAATAGCATTAAAATATAGTACACTTAGAGATTTTAGAGAAAATGAACCAATTACTTATAGTCACGCATCTTATCATGGTTGGTTACCCAAAATAACATCACACTTAATTAGGGAAACAAATAAAACTAAAACTTACACTAAAGAAGAATGTATAAATTCAGCTAAAAAATTTAAATATAGAAGTCAATGGGCTAAAAATGAAGTGACGTATTATAATTATGCAAGAAATAATGGTTGGTTAGATGAATGTTGTCAACATATGAATAGAAAATCTAAATGGGAAGATTCAAATATTTGGATTGAAAAAATAACTTTCATAGATTCTAAAAAATATAAAACCGAAGAAGAATGGAAAAAAAAATCCATAGGTTCTTATATGACAGCTCAAAAATTAGGGATTATGGATGAATGTACTAAACATATGAAATTATGAAAGAAAAATCACCATATAAATCACTAGGTGAGTGGCGAAAAGCTAACCCAAAAGAATATAAAAAAGCTTATTCTAAAGGTTGGTTAGATGAAATATGTGGTAAGTTTAGTTGGATTAAAATTTCAAAAAAAATTAACGCTAATGGTTATTGGAATATTAAAGAGAGGGTCTTAAATGAATCTAAAAAATATAAAACTAGAAGTGAATGGCAAAAAAATTCTTCTGGTTCATATAATTCAGCTAGAAAAAATGGTTGGTTAGACGAATGTACTGAACATATGAAAAGATTTAATAAACCAAATAAATATTGGGTTAAAAAAAAATGTATCACCGAAGCTAAAAAATACAAAACTAGAAGTGAATGGGCTAAAAATTCTTCTGGCTCATATAATTCAGCTAAAATAAATGGTTGGTTAGATGAATGTACTAAACATATGATTGAGGTATTAAAACCGAAAGGTTATTGGACTAAAGAATTATGTTTGGTTGAAGCTAAAAAATATAAAACTAGAAATGAATGGCAAAAAAATAGCCAAACTTCATATAATAAATCAAGAATGAATGGTTGGTATGATGAATGTATACTTCATATGGAAATTAAAAAAATACCATCTACTTATTGGACTAAAGAATTATGTTTGGTTGAAGCTAAAAAATATAATAGTAAATCTAAATGGAAAAAAAATAATTCATCTTCTTATAACTCAGCTAGAATTAACGGTTGGTTTAATGAATGTACTAAACATATGAAACGTGGTAGAAAAATCTCAATATAAATCCCTAGCCGAATGGAGAAAATCAGATTTATCATCATATAATGCTGCTAGGAAACAAGGGTTTCTAAAAGAAATATGTGATTTATTTGGTTGGAAATTAATACCAAAAAAAATCTTCTGGACCAAAGAAAAGTGTGTAGTTGAAGCTAAAAAAAATGAAACTAGGCTTGAATGGAGAAAAAATAGTTATGGTTCATATGATTCTGCTAAAAGAAAAGGTTGGTTACCTGAAATATGTGATTTATGTAATTGGGAAGAACCAAAAAAAATATATTGTAGAAAACCTAATGGTTATTGGGGTGTATTAGAGAATTGTATGATAGAAGCGAAGAAACACAACACTCTAACTAAATGGCGTAAAGCTAATCTCCCTTCCTATGAGGGGGCAAAAAACAATGGACACCTTAATGAATGTACTAAACATATGACAATACCTAAAATAGGTGTTAAATATTGGACATTAGAGCGTTGTAAAGAGGATGCGTTAAAACATAGTGGTAGGTGGGAATGGCAAAAATCTAAAGGTGGTTACAATGTAGCGAAAACTAAAGGTTGGTTAGATATTTGTTGTGAGCATATGCCACAAAGAAAAAAATGGACATATGAAGAGGTTAAAAAAATAGCATTAAAATATGAATACGCTTCTGATTGGGAACATGCTGACCCCTTATCATACTCAATAGCATCAACTAATGGTTGGTATGAAGACTTAACCGCACATATGGGTAGGAAAATAAAAAAATTAGGTTACTGGAATAATAAGGAACTTTGTAAAAAAATTATCGCAACATGCAATAGTAAGGAAGAAGTTAAGAAACATCACGGTGTATTTAACTCAATTAGAAGAAATGGGTGGTATAAGGAGTTAACAGCGCATTTTAAACCAGCTACTGGTTTTTGGAATAAAGAAACATTATTAGAAGAGGCCAATAAGTATGAAACAATTAAGGATTTTAAGGATAATTCAAATGGTGCATACCAAACAGCTATTAAACTTGATTGTAAGGATTACGTGACACAAAATTTAATCAGTAATTTATGCAAACCTAAAGGTTATTGGACAA